CTAGATCACGATGGCGTTCACCGAGAGTTGGCGCTGCTCCACAAAAACAGACCCATCCGAACAGGTCGCCTTGCAGTTGAAGACGTATATGCAGCCGGATACGCCATGCCCGACCTTCTGCAGGATGGCTTTCCCGGCCGGAACGTTCACGCCATTGATGCATTCCGGGTCCGAGTTTATTACCGGATCGCCCATCAGCATCGTCGCAGCATTAGGATCGCTCCCGGCGCGCACGATGACCGAGTAAACAGTGGATTCAATCGTGGTTCCGGTCGGGCATGTATCCAGCAATTTCGCGAAGCCGATGGCGTAGGTGATTTCTTCATCGGGCGTTTTTGGCGACCACGTCTGCATGATGTTTCCTATAATCGCATTGGTGGGAATGGTGCGTGGCCATGCGTTTGTTGGGATGACACGCGGAAATGCGTCAGTGAAGAACGCGGGGTTAAAGACGAGCGGCTTGACGGCATCTAGCGCGGGACGCGCAACGATGCTGCCAACGACAATTCCATGTGCGGCCAGATATTGATGCTGGCCGATTGCGGGCCGTGAAAGCGTACTGCAGCCGATGATCCCATGAGCAGAAAGATTGTGGCCTTGCCCTATGCCGGGTTGCGCGACATTGGGCAGAGCGTATAGGCCACTGGCCGCAAGATGGACGGCGCCGGACATATCGGGCGTGCCGACAATGGCTTGCGTCTTAGTCCCCGACGCAGAGAGAACATGCTTCTGGCCGAACGATGCTGTTCCCACACGCGCAGTGGACGAGATGCGGGATGCGACAAGTTCGCCGACAACACCGGCCACCGGTTTCCCAACCGTGGCGCTGGCCTTGATCGCCGTCACGAGTAAAGCGTGGCGTTGGCCTATCGCCGGGCTGGCAATTCCGGGCTGCGCTTCAATCGAAACCGCTGAAAGGTTTTCGATAATTCCAAGCGTCGCAACTCCCAAGATGATGACGCTGGAAATTCCGGTGGCCGCAAAAGCATGAACCTGCTTGACGGCAGGCTTGGCTATGGACGCTGTAACCGACAGGCCAGAGGCGGAAAGATTGCTGGCAACGGCAATGGCGGGCGTCCCGACACTTGCCGCTGATGAAAGCGCTGACGCCGATAACGCTTGGGCTTGGCCGAACGCGGGATCGCCAACGAAAGCAGATGCGGCAAGGCCATCAGCCGTGAGGGCATGATGCTGGCCAATCGCTGGTGCGCCAACCGTAGGCGATGACGCGATACCATCTGCGGTTAGAGGGTCAGTTCCGCCGCCACCCGTCTGCGTATACGTGATGACAATGATGCCATCTGCGCCGGTTGCGACACCAGCACCACTAGCGCCTGCGCCATACGGATTGCCATCTACGCCATCGGTGCCCGTAATTCCGTCAGGACCATTACCTAATGCGTGAGAGCCATCCCACGAATAGGGCGTTCCGTTATTGGCTAGGCCGCCCGTTCCGGGACCAAGTGGTGTAGCATCGGTGCCTAGTGTTCCGGCTCCATCTGGCCCGCCCGGCGGGCCACCGCCTCCGCCTTGAGACAGGACAGAAGTGTTTCCAAGTGTACCGGCGCTTCCATCTGCGAGATAATCACCAGTCCCGCCAGTGCCGCCCATTCCGACGCTAGGGCCACTCGCATTGGTCCCAGAAATGGCATCTGCAATCGTAGCGCCAAGGCTGTCCTGTATCCCGCTATCTGCTTCATCGCCTCCCGTATCGACAAAGACAGAGAGCGTATCGCCCGGTGTGATCGTATAGCCGCCAGCATCGGTGCTTTTGGCATATTCACCGCCACCGCCGCCATTACCATTGCCGAACGAATTACCACCCGAGCCTACAGCCTCAACTATCCAAGGTGCCCCGAAGTCGTCGGGGACAACCCACGTTCCATCGGGAACATCGGCTGAGGTGAGAAAGACTGTAACTGTTGCCACGGCTTACCTCTCAGGCCGATGGAAAATAGGCCGCACCTTTCCGCGCGCCCCCGTTAATTCTCGCGCGAACAAATCAGCCGGTCGGGAGTTTCTTGACCGGCCGCGGTTCGACGGCGTCATGCTCAGCAACGCCCTGCACCAATTCCAACGCCGCTTCAGGCGTCAGCGCCGCAACGTCATCGTCGGAAATGTCTTTGTGCTTGCGCGTCGTGGTCGAGTGAATGCGGATCATGTGATGAAGTCTCCTTGGATGTGGTCATGCAGAAAATGCGCTGCGCCAGAACTGACCACGCTATCGGGCGATGCAGAGAAACGATCAGGCCGATGTCGCAGCCGGGAACGTGATATCGAAAGCCGCGAGCGTGAACGTGTTGCCGCTCGTCACATCTTGGCTGGATGCAAGCGGACCAGTGGCCACAAGCACGCTGCTCCCATCGGTGATCGCCCAATAGGCTGCGGTATCGGTTGCGGTGACTGTCCCATCCGTAATGGCAGCGACCGTGACCTTGCGGCCGGACGGTGTGCCAGCGCCATCGGCGCCGATGGAGAGCGAGGTTTTGTGGCCGAGCGAGTCCGTGGCGACCGCAGCGTAATCCGCAGGTTCCGCCGAACAGATATCCAGCCGCGTTCCGTTGGTGCGAATCCAGTCGAGAGCAGCGTCGTAGGCATCAGTGTTTATGAAGGCCATGATTGCGGCTTCCTTTTCGTTGCGAAGGTTGAAGTGGCTAGTGAATGAAATGCGCGACGCCGGCGCCTACCAGCGCCGCGATGGCTGCTCCGCCACCAAGCGTGAGAAACGCCCGCCAGCCGCCGCCGATTAGCGTGCGGACAAACCAGAAATCGCGGATCAGCGCAGGAACATCTTTGGTGCGCGCGTCCACGTCGTCCATGCTGCTTTCGAGGCGGTCCAACCGCTCGCCGCATTTCTCAAGACTGAGATGCGTCACCGCCGCGCTGGTGGACATCAGCGTCTGCGTCATCGCATCGAGGCGGCTGATGATGTCCTTGCGGTCCTGCCGCGCCTCTATCCGGTCTTCCTTGAAGCCCGCGACCGCTTCTTCGACGCGGGCCAGCCGCCCGTCCAGAGATTCCCCCCGCGGTGCCATTTATTTTCTCACCTTGGTCACGGACAGCCGGTAGGCCTCATAGGTCGAAAGCAATTGCGCGACGTAAACCTGCAGCGCATGTGCCTTCAGTTCGTCTTCGTGGCAGATGCCGTAGTTTGAGACGTCGCCGGCCGAAACAACGCTGGCTGCAACGGGCGCGGCGGCAGCATCATCGCTGCATCCGGCTGCGGCAATGTTGGCGGGGTCGGTGCCGATGATGGCGGCGTCCCGCACGCGGACAAAGCCGCAAGCGAGAGGATAACGGCGGTCAATGTCGGGCGTGACATAGCGTGTAACCTCTTTGATTTGGGTTTGCGTGAGGACCGTGATGGCCGAGAAATCGGCGGCGAATTGTGCATCGATCTTCTGTGCCATCGCGGCCAGATCGCCGCTCGCCTTGTCGCTGGCGAGCTGCGCGTTCAAATCGGCCACGGCTTGCGCCGCTTTCATGTCCGCGATCGTGCGCTGATCGACGGCATTGGTGATGTAAACCGCGACGAAGGCGGCGATACCTGCGGTCGCGAGATAACTGGCCAGTTTCAGCCACGTGCCGATTCCCGTCAGATCGGGAATCGCAAACTTGCGCACCGCCACTGGCGCGGGCTGCGGCTGGCGCGTCATGCGGCCGACAATGGCGAACAGGAGCGCCAAGATGGCCAAGGCCTTCCCCATCCATGAGGGCAGGTAGGCCAGCAGCGATGCAGGCATGATCGACCAGGCGGAAATGATGACGATGGCCAGCGCCATACCCTGCATCGACGCCCAGCGCCACGCCTGATGCCAGTTCGGCACGAGGCGCGCGTTCAGAAATGTCTTAAGCCCCATCGTCATCACTCACGAGCCGGATGGTCCAGAAATCGGAAGCTTGAGAAGGATCCGTGAGGAAGCGATACGGCATGTGGAAATAGCCGCTATCGCCCCAACCGCTGCCCCACGAATTGCGCACGATGAAACTCTGCGCCGCGTCGTCATAGCCGACACACAGAACGGCATGGCCGCCCAGCACGTTCTCGCCGGGGTGTGGCATGGGCATCTGCCCGCTCTTCGCCACCCCCGGGCTTTCAAACGATTCATAGACCGTGAAACCGAACACGACCGGATAGCCTGCCGCGAGACAGGCCTTGATCTGCCCTTCCGATTGCACAACGCGCTTATACTGGATCACGCGATCCTTGAGCGCCGCAGCGAAGCAGGCCGCCGGCGGCTTCGTCGTGAACTTCGCCGTGTCGTAAGCCCAATCCGCCGGGCCGGAACCTTCAAAGCATGTGCCGTGCTTGGCCAGCACCTTGATACCGTCGCGGATTTGCGCGCCGGCGTCTTCGCTGATCGTGTGTTCGATCAACCGCTCGCCGTAATAGATGAACAGCCGGGACGGTATGCGAAGCGCATCCGTCAGGTTCTGCTTGATGCGTTCAAACTGCACGGCTCCGGCCGTGGCGTTGCCGGTGCAGGAACCAAGATCGCCCTGGTCGTAGACCGGCGGGCACGTTGGGCGCAGATCGATATTCTCCGGAAGATCGTGCGTCGGGGCAGGAGCCAGCATCAGGTCGCGCGAATCCGGCGCGTCCTTGAGCCAGCCGTAACGGCGGGTCATGGGCAGTCTCCGATTGTGAAGGTGTTAGACGAAGTGGCCGAGCAGGAAGCATCCAAGCCCGGCGACATAGGCAACCAGTTTCCAGTGCCGCTGGCCGAGCGTGAGAACGCCGCCAACAAGCGGGCGATAGGCTTCTGGCAATTTGCGGATTTCCGCGTTCAACAGGTTGACCGTTGCACTGAGCGAAGAATGTCTGCCTTTGTTCCGTCGCATCGCCAATGTGCCGCGGATCAGATTTTGAATGTGTGCGGTTCGAGCCGGACCAACTTCTCGCGCCCATGCTGTCGCGGCCAAGTCTTCGGATGCTGCATCGAACTTTCCCGCCTTCAGTAGCGACAGGAAGGTGGTGAAGGCCGATAGTTTCTGCACACCCATGTTGAAGGCGAGATCGGCAACCCCACGCTGGCGCGGTTCGGTCTGTGTTGAAAGCCACGGCCATTGCGTGTAGACGGCGGGCGTTTTGGCGTCGATGTCCCAGCCACAGATCATGCGGGCCTGCGCGTCCGTGAAGGGCGTGAGATCGAGCGCATGCCCAATGCCAACCGTGGGATGGCCCTGCAGCGTGTCGCCGGGACCAATTTGTTTTCCCGTCGCATCGTCATAGACGACAAAGCGTTCGCCCTCTTCGCCAATGAGATCGGAAATCAGTTTGTCACGGTCAAACATGGGCGGTTTTTTCCCCTGCGCCTTTTGTCAGTTCATTCTTGAGGCGTTCAATCTCCGCGCCGGCGGCGCGCAGATCGTTGGTTAGAAGTCTGACGTGTGCACCAGCCTCTTGGGCACTGTTCAGCGCCTCGGTCAGATGCGCGCGCGCAATGTCCAACATCGCGCGCGTGTGTTCTTCCGCGCGCGATGGCGCAGTGGGATTCGGCATAGGGGTTCTTTCTTTCAGGCTTGGGGAGAAGACCAGCTTCCGTCCTGGTTCAGCGTCCAGCCGATACCCGGAACAATGTCACTGGAAGGCATTGCGACAAGAGCAAGCCCGTCACCGGGCGAGAAGCCATCCGGATTACCGGATGGAAGTACAATGGCGTTCACGATCAGGCCAGCGGCGTCAGCGACAAGCCAGCACTGCAATTCGTCAGGATTGGCCTTTTCAATTACCGCCTTACGCCGTGTCATTGTCGTACTCCCACACAATGACGGCGCCGTTGGACCCTGCTCCTCCAGCGCGTGCCGTCGCGTTTGTGGTGGCCGCCCCGGCGCCGCCGGCGCCAATCCCAGAGCCATCATTACCGTTGGCGCCAGTTACGCCGCGGCTGCCGCCGCCGTAGACGCTGGGTGCGCCGTTTCCTGAAAAGCAGGTAGTGCCGTTCAGCGTCAGGCCCATCGTCCCTGGAGCTCCCGGTGAGTTCACTCCGCCGCCTGTCGGCGCACTTCCGGGCAACCCGCCTTGGGAAATACTCGCTACCGTTCCGGCCGTACCCGCCAAACCGCCACCACCGCCTGGAACCGTCAACACACTGCCAAACGACGTTGTGCCACCGGCATTTCCATTGTTCGCGCCCGCCGATGGTGCCGCGCCACCTGCACCGATGGTGACGGAATAACTCGATAGAAGCGTCTTGATAAGGATGTCGGAATACCCGCCGGACGCTCCGCCGCCACCTCCCGCTGCATTTGACGCCGTTCCGGAAACACCACCGCCGCTGCCGCCGCCGCCGACAGCAACGACGAACGCCGCTTTCGCTTTCACATTTGGCGTATAGGTCCCACTGGCACTGAAAATGGTTCGTCCGATCAACCGATAGCCGGCCGACTGTTGACCAAGAATGGTAATGGCGGATGCGACCTGGTCATAAGCGGTCTTGCTGGGTTCTATCCCCGCTGCGGAAAGAACATTGAGCAATTCTTTCATGAGCATGTTCATGAAGTCGGAGCGCAGCACAGTGCGCCCCGTTCCGGTAACCGGATCACCGTCGTTGAAATATCCCGGTGTGCCAGCATCCGCTGGTGTCGGCAGCGTTACCGAACAGGTCGGATCGTCATATTGGTACATCGTTAGGGCGCCTTTTTAGCGTTGCGTTCCGAATATGATGACCTGCGCCGAGGTCACGTCCTCCGCGAAGGTGACGTTCACGCCGCTGCCACTGTTGATGATTGCGTTAATTGCCCCGGTGACGGGCGTTCCAGAAGCGGTACCCGACGCCTGACCGTAGGTGGCCGAAAATGATGCGCCTGGAAACGTGATCGTATATTTACCAGCCGCCGTGCGCGCGAGTGTCGGGTGAGAGCCGAACAGGTTGAAGGAATCGAGCAGCACCATACTGCCATCGATATAGCCAAACGTGCAGAAGCACGGACATACACCGGGGAATTGCGCCATCGTTCCTGGAGCAACAATAGTCGTGAGGCTGGCACCGTTATTAACTTGAGTTGCCGTGGCAAAACTCGGTATCGCCGCAACAACACCAGCCGGCGTCGCGGCCAGGACAGTGCTTAATCCCGCAACCGTTTCAGCCGTTGTCGCTAGCTGTATGAGACCTGCACGAAATGCCGTTGCCGTCAGGCTCGCCAATCCGGCAGGCGTGACACCGCGCGTGGCGTCGGTGCCGGTTTGTGTTTCTACGTTGGTGGCGAATTCGACAAGCCCTGAGACAGAAGTGGTTGCATCTGGAATCGCTGCGATGGCTGCCGCAACTCCTGCCGGCGAGGTGCCAAGTACGGCAGATGTTCCCGCGACCGTTTCGCCCGTGGTCGCCAACTCCACCAATCCCGCACGGGTCGTTGTCGCCGTCAAACTCGCGAGGCCGAATGGCGTAACCCCGCGGGTTGCATCTGTGCCCGCCTGGGTCTCCGCGTTCGTTGCAAATTCGACAAATCCCGCTGCGCTGGTAGTCGCGACGTAAGTATCCAGAACGTCCGTGAGCGCCTTCGCGGTCAGTGATTTCTTGGCATCGGTGCCGGTGATTGCTTCAGCACTCGAAGCGAGTTGAACCTGTCCGACGCGCGACGTGCTGGCTGTAACCCGTTCGGTGCGATAGCGCGTGCCGTCGAAGACGAACATCGCGATGTCGCCGGCGAGAAGATCGCCCGCGTTCAGCGCACCGCCATCCGGGCCAACAATCTGTGTTGCGCCGGGTCCGGGATCGAGCGTGCTTGCTCCCGTGTTCGTATTGGCGATCAGAACAAGGATCGGCATGCCTTCGATATGATCGGCCAGTGCAGGCGTCAGCGTGACCGCGTAGGCGTTCGCGGTTCCGCTATCCTCGCCATAGGCCACGCCGGAGCTTGCGGCGATGATGCCTTTAATCGCATCGCGCAATTGCGTGAATGTGGTCTTCGACGGCGTCAAGCCGCCCGCCAGCACCACGTTGATCACTTCTTCCTGGACCATGTTGGCCCAGTCCGGCGTCAGGACGGTGCCGTGACTCCCGCTCGACGTGAAGTAACCGGGCGTACCTGGCGACCCAGGCGACGGGAGCGTGCTCGCCGCGGAAGAATGATCGATACGAAACATCCGGCCTACCTATGAATATTGAAATTGGAGGATGGTGTGCGCAGGCCTCACGGCCTGCATTTCACATTCCAGAACGGCATTGCCGGAATCAAACAGCGGATCGCCCGCAACCGATCTCCCGGCAATGAATTGCGTGAACGTGTCCAGCGGCGCGTGAACCGTCCAGACGAAAAACCATTCTGATCCGCCAAGAGCATCGCCCATCCCGCTGACACCCATGCGGAAGGGTGCCGATTCCGTGATGGTGATCACAAATCCCAGCGATGCCGCATACGCGATTAGAAACGGTATGGATTGACCGCCAGCACCAATGAAGCGCGCGATGACCTGCGCAACACGCGCCGCGATCGTTGGCTGTTCCCCGGCGCACGGATCCGGGAGGCCCAGCGTCTCTTCCCACTCCGGAAGCAATTCCGAGGTCGTTGGCGGAAAGGCATCTGCAACCAGCGCCGCGCCACGCGCAGTATTATCCGCAAACTCGCCCGTTAGCCCGGCGAGCGCCTTGCTCTGCGTCGCGTCGCTTTCACGCGGCCAGACGCGCCCAGAAGGCAAAAGATTGTGCAGGGCGGACAAGAAGTCCGCCGCCGAGAGTTGCGGAGCGGGCATGGCGCTACGGGTAGGTGATTGTTCCAACGGTCGGCAGTGCGCCGGGATCGTTGGTGATGTTTCCGGATGGCGACGTGATCACAAAGCCTTCCGTCCCGGCCAGGGCCGCTATGGCACTCTCAATGTCGGACAGATCGATCAAGCCGCCGGGCGCGCCTTTGCGCAGGAATACGCTCGCGATCTCAAGTTCAATGGCGGCTTTGAGATCGGCCGACGCGGCCGAAAGCCCGGTGATTGTGAAATCTACCGGGTTTGGTACCGGCGCGACGACATAGACCAACGCAGTAACAGGGCGCCGGGAATAGATGTAATTTGCCACGATCAATTGGTCACCGGTGGCCGGTGTATCGCGTGTTTCGCCGGTCGCGACCCCATCGGTGCCTTGTGGGAAACCACCATTTTCGGCTTCGGTGATATCCAGCATGATGTAAACCACGACCGTTCCCGGCCCATTGCTGATCGGCGCGCACCAAGCGCGCGTGACGCCTGGAACCTCGCCGGCCCATTTCACATAGTCGGAAGTCGAACCTCCATCAGGTGGCGTCTGGTAGACCTCCAGCATGCGGGTTCGTAACGCGTCATCCTTTTCCGCGTCCGCGCCGCCCGTGAAGACAGTCGCCGCCGTTCCGCTGGACTGAATACCGGAAATGGAAATGCCCAACGCGAAGATCGAACCCGCTGCTGTGTTCCCGGCCGCGCCGGCCACGTCCGCGCTCGCCGTAACGATCACGCTCCCGGAAGATATTGTTCCATCGGCTGCTGTTGTGAACGTCGCTCCATCGCCGCGCACGAGTGACGTGCCCGCGGGGATCACCTTGCTGTCCGTCCCGCTGAACGTCACCGTTCCCGATGCCACTGACGCGGCCTTGCGTGTCACGCCCTTCAGGGCCGCCCAGCCTTCCAGAAATTCGTCCGTTGCCGTGAACGGCACGGCCTGCTTCGAAATCCAGTCCAGGTATCCGTAATGAAGGTACGAAAGCCCTGCCAGCGCATCGCCAAGGATTCCGAGATTGGAGAAACGCAAAAGCGGATCGGTGCCGGGAAGATTGGTTGCGATATCCGATTTCACCTGCGAACGCAGGTCGGACAATGTGGGGCGTGAAAAGGGCATTCAGTTCAATCCTTGCCAGGCCCAAGCATAGTTGAGGGATAGCGCCGCACCGGTTGCGCGGGTGATCACCACGCGCACGCTCAATTGGCTTGGCGGCACCAGTTGCGTGGTCACATCGACCTTCGAGGCGATGCCATCATCGATCAGCCATTGCAGCGCTTCCGTGATGTAACCCTGCGCCGCGATCGCGACCTTTTGAGAAAGCTTGGAGCGCTCCAGAAGCCAAAGCCGCGAGCCCATAGGCTTGCTCGCATCCAGATCGCCCCACCAGCCGCGCGGATTGTCGGTGTTATCCGGGATCGCATCATCGGGCTTGGCGAGACGGTCGCTGAACAGGCTTATGAGAACAGCGGTTTCGAGATCGTTGCCGGACTTCAGATCGGCGCCTGACTTTTGCCAGTCGCCACGTGAATTCTTGGCATCCCAGACGGTCGCGATATCGCTGCTCACACGGGACCGCCTGTCTGTCCGCCACCGGTTTCAACACCGCCATGCTTGTGGCTGGCGAGGCTGATGCTTCCGGTTTTCACGTCGGCATCGCCGGTAATTGTGCCGGTGGCTTCGATATCGCCATCCACCTTCAATTTTGGCGTATTGAGTTCCACCATCACGGTGGCGTTGATCTTCACCGTGGCAGCATTGTTGATCGTGACGTCGGCGTTTTTTGCTTCAATGACGATGCCGCCGTCTTTTTTCAGCCAGATGTATTTTCCCAGCGCGTCGTAAATGGCGGCGTCGCCCATTGCGAGGTTCTTTAGCCGCGTCTGCTGGTGGCCGGTTGCAACGATGACGCCGTTTGATCTGTCGCCGCCAAAAAATGCGATGGTGACATCCGAATCTTCTGGTGGCATCGAAGCGAAGCCAAATTCCGAGAGGCGCGGGATATTATCGTGCACTTCCAAGGGGCCGAGGACCACTTGCTGTTTTTGGACGGGCCCGCTGTCGTCGCCGGTCTTAATACGCCCTCTTCCGATGACCATGCGAAGCCGGTCACTCAGGCGCTGATAGGCGCGATGGGCGCTCATCATGTGCCTCCCGGATTTGACTCTTGAAAAGTCGGGTTGAGCAATACCGGTTCAATATCGAACGCTTGCGGCGGCATGAGGATGAGATCGGCAGACGTGCCTTCCTCATCCAGCGTGTAGGTCACGTCGGAGATTAGCCAATTCACGTTCGCTGTCTTGAGAGACGGAAGATTGATCGCCGCCAATTTGTTCGGCGTCCACAATTCACCTTCCGCATCGCGCCAGCTGTCCGCTTTGATGGATGCGCGCATTGAGCGGCCCGCGCGGCGGTTCATTTCCCAAATAGCCCGTCGCTGGGCGACATCACCGCCGCTATCCCCAGCTTCCGCGATCAGCGTCAGAAGACGATGCCGCTTGACCGCCGCGTCCGTGACTTTTTTGATTATGTTTCCGCCTTCCCCGCTATCCCCATAGGTATCTACGGAATTGAGAAATGCCCAATAATCGGAATACCGCTGGTCCATCGAATAGGCGACGGCCGCGCTGATGACGTTCACGCCTTCGGAAAACCCGCTGGCCATCATGTCCGAGGCGGCGCGGTCCAAAACCATGTTTCCGTTCTCATCTTCGTAGACGAGCAGCGCGCGATAGCGGGCCACACGCTCCACGACCTCGTACGCCGTCTCGCCAATGATGAGGTTGAATTGCGGGATGACCGGTCCCGGATCCGCGCCGCCAACTACGGTAATGCCGTAGGGTTGCGCCAACTTGACGGCGATGTCGCGCGCCGTTGCCCCGCTGATCTGACCATTCGGCCATTCCGCCGCGCAATCCAGCATGTCCTGGCATTTGCCGCGTCCGGTCACGCGAATGCTGTGGTTTTCTGGATCGAACGAAGGCGCGAAGGCGTCAACGTACCCGGTCACAACCAAATCGCTTCCGGCATAGACCTCACAGGAATCGCCCGGCGTCACAACGACGGATTGCGCCTGATCGGGAAAGAGTTCGGTCAGCTCTATGTCGAAATCGCTGGGAAAGCGTTCGATGCTGCGGGTGACGCGGATGCGCGTCCAGCCGGACAACTTCTTACCGCCAACAGCGAGCGTCAGGTCTTCCGTGGTCATGCAGCAAGCGCCCTGAATTGCGACGGCATGAATGCCGGGTGTGGTGGATTGGCTTCGCTCACCAGTTCATCGGAGCGGCCAGCGTCGCGATATATGCGATTTGCCAGCGCGAGCGCAGGCAACATCGCGGAGAACACGAAATTCGTCATGGGCGGCAGAGAAGCGCCGCGCGCATTGAGGTCGCGGATCGCGGCCGTGCGCATCTGCCGTAGCGCCATGAAACTCTGATCGTCGGCGCTATCGCCCGCCACCAGGATCTCGGCGTCCAGCGCATCGGCAATCGTGTCGCGAAGCGCCGCAGCATCGTCGGAGGATGCCGGCTGATACGATGTCGCGGCGCGCACCAGCGCCGCCAAGGCCGCGCGGCGGAAGAGACTGGCGCAGCCAAATTGCATCGCTGCAACTGAAACCCCGATTTGGGATGGGTCGAACGGTATTGGAGGCTCTATTTCCGCCAACGCGGACAGCAGCCGTACCCCATCCGCCGGATCGACAGTGGCGGCCAAAAGCGCCGCAGCCAAGCCCTGTGCCGCCGTTGCCAATGCGGCTGGATCGGAGCCCGCCGCGGCGGCGTTGAGCGTTTCCAGTGCGCCTTGCGCGGCAGCGCGGGCTTGAGCGCCGTCCGCGATTAGGCCGTCCACCGTTGTGGGCGCTGCCGCCGCTGGAACAACGCCAGAATATCCCCGCGTGCGACCACCAAAATAGCGGCCGAAATTTCCGGGCAGCGTGCCGACCGAATTGTAGAGCGCCGTCGCATCAAAAATAAGTCCGTTCGCCAGCGCACCCCATTGCGCGGCCATGCCAATCGCGCCGTCGATGACGGCTTGCCCCTGCAGCAATGGTGCTGTGACGCGGTGCACGAAATCCGCGGCAGCAGCGACATCGGAAGACAGCGCCGACAGAAGCCCCAGCACACCGGTATCGGAACCGGCGCTCGGGAAGAGACGTTCGCCGGATTCAATGAAGGAAACAGAAACCTCGAAATACTGGCCGGTATCCCAGCGTTCGCGCGCATTGTAGCGATCGACGCTGACGTTAAGCTGGCCCAGCGTCGGATGAATTAGCGTGCCTGGCCCACCCGCCTCCAGCGCGCCCAAAAGTTGTTCACGCTGGGAAATCACCTCGCCGCCGCCGGTGATGAGATCGAAGGCGACAAGAAACCCGACGATGACAATTTTGCGGGTACCGCGGCCCAAGTCTTCGATCCACGGCACGTCGCGGCGTGGATATTGATGAACGGCGTTGCGGCGCCCACCTTCCAGATCGCCTGTCAGGACTGCGAAGGGAACACCCCGGAAGGACGCCGGCTGCAGAAGATCGGACCACAGGCTCATAGACCACCAACTGGCATGGGAACGCTGAAGCGAGGATCGAGATCGATGCCAGAAGACGCGACGTGTTTGATGCGTGTGCCGGGCGGCTGGTTTTGAAAATCCACTACGATCTTTCCAGTCGGGGCCGACGTGCGGTGCTGCGTCATGGCTAAGCGCTGATCGACCGACTTGTTGATCAGATCGGCGCTATACGGATTGTGGCCTTCTTCATGGCTGATGATGCCAGAGACCATCGCGCGCAACGTACTGGTGTCCGCGAGATTCAAATGCTGGTTCGGCGTGAACCCCGTGCGCTTCACGAGGTCGGCTATATAGGCCGGAACGTTGTTGTGATCCTTCGCGGGAGCGTATTTGTTGACGATGCCGCTGATTGTATCGATGCCACGCTGGCCGTACCGAACCAATTGACCGGCCAGCGCGGAAATCCCTTGCTGGTCTGACTGGAATTTCGCAAATCCACCTTGAATTGGCGCATTTCCCCAGCTGCGCAAATTGCCCGGATTGTGTTGCAGAATGCCGCGCGGAACGCGGGATGAACCGGTGTGTTCGGTTTCCTGCGGGGGTGCACTGCGCAACCAGGTCCTGTTTGGAAAAAGCAGATCGAGCGGACTTTTGTTGAAGAAATTGTTCTGGTCGATCTGGCCGTTCTTATCCAGCATCCATTGCGGATGCCAATGGCTCATGTCGCCCTGATGGCCTTTGTCGAAATTGCCCCTCGGCGGATTTTTGATGGCGTAAAAGATCGCGGCTGCCGCAATGAGCGGCCAAAGACGTGCTGTAATCAACGGGATGATCGCCGCGAGCCGCGCCATCGGCAGAACCATGCCAGCGAAATAACTGGCAACCTTTAAGCCAATCAGAATTTCGATGGCACGTTTCCAACCGCCGATCGCTTCCACGACACTATTCACGCGATTACAGAAATCGCGGATATCGTCTGCGATGGAGCGCCAGTTGACGGATTTCACCGCCTTTACAATCTCCGCAATGAACTCCGTGACCTTGGTGGCGATCAGCGCGCGGTTTTGCGTGATCCATTTCGTAATCATGTCAATCAGCGGCTGCACCGCCGGAATCAACTTGACGAAGATGCTATTGCCCAAACCTTCGACGGATAGCTTGGCGTTTGCGAGCGACATCTGAAACCGCGTCGCAGCGGCCAATGCCGGTCCCGTGAGAAGCGCGCCGGTGGCGCGCACGCGATCCTGATATGCCTTCATGCCTTTCGAGCCGAGGCGTAAATAGGGTAGCAGCGCTTCAACGCCGAACTGCCGCGCCATGAGAGCTTGAACTTGCGGCCGCTTATCGGCAGCAATGCGGTCCGCCAGTTGGTCCATCGCGCCCATCGTGTCGATCACGCCATCCTTGTTCTTGCGAACATGGATATGCAGGCGATTGAGCAACATCATGGCCTGCTGGTTGCGGCCAAACAGAGCGTCTTCCAACGTGGAGCCGAATGTCTTGAGGCTTTCAGTAGCGGTATCGACGCCAATGCCGAAATACGAAGCCGCCCCGGTCATCAATTGCAGTTTGGTCGCGCTGATTCCGAGTGTTTGCGCGGTGCGTCCTACTTCGGCGCCAGCAAGAGACCATTCCCGGCCCAGCGCAACAACGCCGGCAATAGAGCCGAGACCGGTCACGGCGGTCAGCGGCGCGATGATGCTTGCGACCTTTTCCGCCATTCCTTGGGCAGCGCGTGCGCCCTTTCCCAAGCCGGTGGCCAATTTATCGACGCCCAATTCCTTCCCGAGGGCCTTAACAGAACCTTGGATCTGGGTGATCGGCCGCGTGAGACGAGAAAATCTCTCATTGATGCGCTTGACCACCGCCGTGGCATTGTCGATTGCGGTAACGACGATGGGATATTTGTTCGCCATCACTTCGTTTCCTTCACAATGCGATTAGCCTGGTGCGTCCACCAGATGAGTTCGGCAGCGGTGAGACCCAAGGCATCCTTCGGGCCCCAGCCAAAAAACTTCGTGAGACCGGCGATCAGCTCGTCTCGGTTTTCTGGCCATGCGATACAAAAGGGCTGAGATATTCCATCGCATCGGCAACGTCTCGCCAATCAGCTTTCTCGACAAGCGGTTTGGGAACGCCGCTCACTTCCGACACCAGTGTGTTGATAGCGTCGCCTTCGTCGGTCTTACCGAGCCTGATGAATTTGGCAACTTGTCCCGCATTGGGTGCCTTCAGTTCAAACCGATCAACTGAATCTGATGGCCCCACCGCGCGGCGCAGCGGGATCGTTTTGCTTTCGTCCAGCGCCGCACCTTTGTTCTCGTTGCTCATCTCAGTTTCCTTCCGTCACGGCGCCTTGAGGGCCTTCCCAGCGAATGTCGAAGGTGCCGTCTTCAGAATTCACCTCGATCTCGCCGACCTGCCACATATTGCGGCCGGTCACGGTTTTGCCGTTCACCAGCGCGCAAACAACGGTGACATTGGTCATGTTGTTGATGGCGGCGACGCTGAGATCGCCAGCGTCCCGGAACGTGCCCGCGATATGAGGCGCTACTGGCTTTTCGATAAAGCCGTGAATCCCATCCATGCCGGGCGCGCTCTCGCGCGAGACCGTGGCTGGGTCCCAAGCAAGTTTTCCGACAAGCTGATAGGCCGTTCCGTCAATGACGAAATGGGCCGTGCCCGCCAAAGCGGTTTGAGTGACCATGATGTTTTCCTTTGAGATGAGAGGGATGGATTACTGCAGCCGGAACTGCGCGAGCAGCGCAAAAATGCGCAGCTGGTCGATGAGCGTACCGGGCCACAGCACATCGACCCGGTTGGGATTTGTGCTGTTCTTCTGCACGACGAGCGCGGCAGCGAAGGCGGCGCTGTTCTGCACCAAACCCTCCGCCTCCATTTCCTGATATTGCGCAACAAGATCGGCACGGATGACGGCCGGCGTGATGATGCTGGTATTCGGGCCGAACCGGGTGCCATCCGCCGCGAGTTTCTTGCGCGCATATTTGCTGGTCACCAGATCGGCCTGACGCCGGAGGACCGTCATCAGCACAAACAGGGTTTCGATATCGAGGTAGCTGGTGTCCGGCTGGCCGAAAGAATTTTCCTGATAGGTGGTAATGCAGCGCTCGATGGCGACAGTACCGTCATCCGCCACCGTGAACGTGGCAATTCCGTTGTTCAACAATGTCTCGCGCTGCGAGCGCACGAAGCGTGACTGGAGCGGCGGCGCCAAGACGCCGGCTAATGCCAACGTCTGCAAAGGAACGCCGGGATCAGAACGCAGACTGGCGGCCGCTGCGCCTGCAAGCGCCGGTGACCAGAGCCACGACGGCGTCGGGGAATCGTTATACCCCATGATCGTGGCGTGCGGATCGTTGCGCGCACTGCCCAGCGTTACGCATGCGCTGGATGTGCCGCGAAATCCGCAGAAGGCGTGGCCGTAAACCTGGTCGGCATAACTCCAGCGGCCGGTCTGATCATTTAGGAAAGCCTTCATCGCGTTCAGCGATGTCGCATCGGTGTAAGGCAGCACGATGAAATCGAAGGGCTGATCCCCGCAATTGGTAAGGGCTGTCGCCAAGTCGGGATTCGTTGCGCCGCTCGCCATGGGCGTGATCGTGACGCCAAGGCCTGTTGGCAATGTTTCGCCGCCCGCGGTGCCCAGATAATTCAACCGGATATCGATGTCGTTTCCGGCCAGACCGGCATTCTTCGCGATCACATTCACCAGCGTTGCCGTGTCTTCGTCCACCGCAGCGGCGACCGGAAGATCGATGGCGGCGGTAATCGCCGCCGCCAGCGCCGTGGCGATCTGCGCCGCGGTCTGCGCGGCGGTAACGGCCAGAGAAAGCCGCTGCCCAGCGACGTAAAGGGCGACAACACCGTTCACGGTGGGCGCGCTGTCGATGCTGATGGTTCCCGCGGCGGCAACGCCGTCGTCATCGTCGGAAAGCGGCAAATACCACACCTCGCCAAAGCCATCGTTCGCCTTATAGGCGGCCGTCATCAGGGCAAGCATGGATCCGGGTCCGCCGATGGATTTGGCATCGGAACTGCCTTGCGAAAGAACCGGGATGTTCGGCACCGCCGTACCGTCGTCCGTGATCTGGCCAATGATGAGCGCGCGCTGGTTTGTGGCTGGACTGTTGGCGTTGGACGCATCGAGTTCGGCATAGAAAAGCGGTGTGCGAACATTCGCAGGAATGTTCTTGAAACCAATATCGCTCATGGCATTGTCTCCTGTTCATCGTCTGCGGCTGCAAAGCCGCCGGTTAATCGGTTGGAACGTCAAGAATTGCGGCTGCTTCAACGCGGCCATCAGGGCCTGACGTTCGGGGTGCTGGCGCGACAGTCTCGCCAAGCGTCGGATTGGAATAACTGCCGTTGGGGTCGAACACATTCACAAGATCGCTGTAGATGGCGATCTCTTCGATTGGATCGGTGTCTGGTTGCGCGAAATCTGCGGCGGTCTGAACGAATTCCAGATCAAAATCCATTGTCAGTTCGCCAATCGGCTGCTCGCCATCAGACGAAACCTTTGTGCCGGCCCGAATGGCGGAAATCTGCTGAATGACCTGATAGAGCGCCGCGTTGTTGATCACCGCGACTTCGATCTGGCGCTGCATCTTGGCCAGCGCGCCTTGCGCAGCAATTGTTCCGCGTTCCCCATTATCCGTCAGCGCCGTAACACGCGCGATAACGCGCACTGTCGTCGTCACCGTATAGAACGGCGCGCTTCGTCCTTCGGAGTGTTTTTCTTCATGCGGCGACTGCACGAGAATGATCGGCATGAGGTCTTGCGCCGTCGGCCAGGTGCGCGGCACGAAGACATTGGCGCCCGCCCCCGTGCGGTTGCGCAATGCCGCCACAACCAGATCGACAAGGCTGTCGGACGTTGTGGTCACGGCGTGAAGACCTTGTTCAGCATCAACTTGTAGATTGCATGGCCGTCGTCACGAACTTCCTTCACGACATAGGTCGTATCGACGCTCGCCACATAAACTCTGGCGCCCTGACGCGGGCGGGCGGGGAACTGTCCCTTGGTGACGCCCAAGACCGGCGTCTCTGTCGTATTCCCGACAGAGGAATCGAGGATCGCCAGTTCATCCTTGTATGCTTTGTCGAATATGCCGATCACATCGACGGGCACGCCGATCTCAGGGGTATAGGTCGCCGGCTCGCCGAAGATTTGCATCAGCGGCGCGCCGACGGCCGTTTCCCAATCGATAGGCACAGATCAGGCCATGCGATGAATTGTGGGACCGCCCTGCGGCGTGAACACAGGGCCGTTGCCGCGCACTTCCGCCTTCTTTGCGCGCGGATCATCGATGAAGCCGAGTTTGCGAAGACGTTTCGCCTCTGCGCCATCGAGCATCACCGGGTCGCCGGCGGAATAGGTCTCGCCGGCGATGATGATGGAGCGGCCACGGGCCACGATCTCTCGCGAGTTCGCGGCCCCATCCTTGCTCGCCGCAGCCATTACGCCACCGTGGCGCAGAGCGAGGCGTTGACACGGCTTGGAATGACGATCGGTGCCGACTGCATCATGATGAAACGCTGCGCCGGATCCTGTTCCACCCAAGTCTTCGGCGCGAAAGCCATCGCGCCGTAGTTGAATGCAGGGTCCAAAATCATCCCAAAGGCGCGTGTGCCCATGAGTTCGGGACCAGACAGGATCAGCGTGTTGTCGGCGAGCATGGGTTGTTCGACATTGCTGTCATCGACGTACCAGTCATTGTAAATCCAGAGATCGAATTGGCCCCAGCGACCCATGTACATGGCGCCTTTCTTGATCTCGGTTCCGGGCTGCACGACGTTGCCCAGGCCGGACAGGCCAGGATAATAAATCGCGCCTTTCAGAAGCGGATCGCCCTTGAACAGTTCCCAGGCTGTCGTGGAGAACACGACGTCGGAAACGGTTGCGCCCGAACTTTTCAGTATCTGCTGCGCCCAAGTCGTAAGATTGCCGGTCGGGCTAGCCGTTTCCGCCGTAATATTCGCAGCGGACCACGTAGTGCCGCCCGAAAGCGCAATCGTGTTTCCGGAATCGCGACCGAAATCCACCACGACCGTGGGGAAGCCGTCGCCGGCAATTGTCACCGTTCCGGATTGCAACGCGGAAGACGCCATCCATTCCATGCGGCGATTGATCATGTCGATCTGATCGGCCATTTCGAACTGGATGTTGGCCATTTCTCGCTCGGCACCGGACAGGACACCGCCGATGCGTTCGCCGATCATGCGGCGCACAGGCTTGCGAAGATCAGGTGCGCGTTTGTCCTTGATGTACGCCGGCTTAAAGGTATTGGTCTGGTAACGGCGCTGTTCGACCAGTTTTCCTTCCACAAGCGGAGAGACAAATGGCGACATACGGCGTTTGCCGACATCGACGTCGATAGACACTTCCTCGGTATCGGCCTCTACCACGTTGGTGAAGAACCGGTCGAGCAACCAGTTCTGCGAGGTCTTCAGGTTGGGAACAACCTGAATAAGCGCGTTGGTATCATAGATGTTCATGGGCATTGTTGTGGTCTCCTTGTGACCTAAATTCCGTTAGGTCGGATCGGCCGCGGAGACCGCGGACTTGATGAAGATGCCCAGGCTGCGGAACGCCGCCGACAGGTCATCGAGGGTGTAGGAATTGTCGTAAATCAGCTTGTTCGCGTTGAACTCGCCGGTCAGATAAAGACCGCCGTTCTGATCAGCGGACGTCGCGTCCACATCATCGACAAGGATGGCGTATGGGACTTGGCTGCCATCGGTTGCCGTCTTGGCCGCTTTCTTGAACTTGCCCGCCGACAGCGAGACGGTGATATCGAACCCGTCGCCAACAGCGAAGTCCGTTCCGCCATCGGCGATGACGAACTTGATCTGATCGGTGAATGCCGTCCCGACAACGACGTCGCCGACGTGATCACCTTTCGGATCCGTCACGCGGAACGTGCCGCTGTTCGTTGCCGCCGTAATGCAGCGCGCCTGGTAGATGCCTTCTTGCGCATTGCCCAAGACTGGCGTGGTGCCATCGACGGTGCATGTGCCGGTGCCGGTGTTGCCGCCCGACTTTGCGGCGGATGTCGCCGCACCCGCCGACGCGCGGCCCATCACGGTGCCACGCGCGTACGCCGCGGCACCAGTAATCGTTGCTTGAGCCTGGGTTACGAGTTTCAGGTTTCCCGCAATGAGCTGATCGGGAAGATAGGTTTCCGCCAACGCGGACGGACCGAAAGCGTTATCGCCTACGGCGGTGGGATTCAAAGCCATGGTTGTCTCCTTTGGAGATGGTGAGATGGTTACTTCGGCGTGCGACCGATCGCCCGGTCGTAGACGGCCGTCATGGCCGCTGCCGTGGCGGCAGGACCATCGGCGGGCTTCTCGGCGCCGCCGCTGCCTGGATTGCGTGCAGGCTGGACCGCCATGCGATCATCCAGCGAGCGACGGCTCGCCTTTTGATCTGCTGCAGGCAAGCCGTTCAGAACGCCGACAATCTGATCAGCCGAGAGACTCGTTGTCGCGAGTAACGTGCATGCGCTTTCGCCACGGCCAACAGCGGAGCCATGCGCAAGAACCGATGTCCACCGCGCCCGCTCGGCGCTGCGGCCACGTGCTTCACCTTTCATTTCTTCATCGTCATCGTCATCTTCGGCCTTGGACTTCTTGGCGCCCTTGTCGTCGCCGTCCTCGTCCTTTTTCTTGTCGTCGTCGCCTTCCGATTTCTTGGCGTTTTTGTCTTCGTCCTTGTCGTCATCGCCGTCTTCGGCCTTGGACTTCTTGGCGCCCTTGTCGTCGCCGTCCTCGTCCTTTTTCTTGTCGTCGTCGCCTTCCGATTTCTTGGCGTTTAGAGAAATGCCGAACAGGGCTGCGAAAGGCGCCGCCGCGCTCGACTTGAGCGTGTGGATATTCATTGGAACACCTCTTTTGTGGGGTTAACCGAGCTCGTTCAACAGAGCGCGGAATGCGGCGTCGGGCGCCATGACCGCGTCCGCTAAGCCGAGCGCTATTCCATGCCCGCCTTGGAAGGTCGCAGCTTCCATATTCCGCACTTCTGATGCGGAAATGTTTCGATTTCTGGCGACCGTTGCTACGAACAGATCGCCCACTTCATCGATATCTTTCTGAAATCTCGCCAGCGCTTCCTTCGAAAGCGGTAATTCAGGAGCGCCGTCGGCCTTGCGTTCGCCATACGTAATGAACGTGACCTTGATGCCGGCTTTTTGTATCGCGGTTGACCAATCCACGTGCATGGCGATGACGCCAATCGATCCTGTCCCACCAGTCCGCGGAACCGTAATGCGGTCCGCTGCGCTCGCGATTGCGTACGCTGCAGAATATGCACACTCGTTTAGAATAGCCCAAATCGGTTTCGCGCCGCGCGCTGCAAAAATCGTATCCGCCAGGTCAAAGCAACCGGACACTTCTCCGCCAGGACTATCGATGAGCAGAACAATCGCTCGAACAGCATCGTCGGCAAGCGCCGACATAAAGACTTGACGAATTCCGTCATAGCCCATCATTCCGCTATACGGTCGCAGGGTCCCGAGTTTCTGTACCAACGTTCCTTCTATCTCGATTATGGCGACGCCGTTGTGGACGTCGTATCCCACATCAACGTTTGCGTTCCGTGTTGCAGGTTCGCTGTCGTCCCACATGGCGTTCTTTTGAGGAACAACGACATCCCCATGAACGTTGACGACGCTCGCGATGCCAATGCGGTCGGCCAGCGCAGCCATGATCACTTCCGCTTTATGGGGAAGGATCAAGAGAGGCCGATTGAAAAGCCTTTGTGCCAGGTGTCCGAAGCGTTCCATCACTGCGCCTGCGGTTTCTGGCTTGCCTGTGTGGCGTCCTTGCCTGCGGTGGTGGACGGCGTGCCCTGCCAAACGGGAAACGGCAGATCGCGATCGGCGAACGCTTTGCGCTCTTCCTGACGCTGATCCAGCACTTCGATGTAATCGGTGCCTTGCTCCGCGCACTGGTCTTCGAGTGTGTCGAAACCGGCATCGAGGCCAAGCACGGCACCTTGCTTTTCGGCGACGGGATCGACCCAGCCCCGCGGCGGCCCGATCCAGCGGCAGTTACCGTACGCTCCGCGGAATTCCATGTACTCCGGCGCGCCGGCGGGCAGCGGATAATCATCCACTTCCATGGATTCTTCGAGAAATGCGCCATAGATCGGGCCGGAAAAGCCAACGGCAAAATCGATGCGGCGGCGCGTCAATGTCTTCCATGCTTCAAGCAGCGCGGCGCGCGCGCTGGAATAGTTCACGTCGGACCAATCCTGCGACAACTGCTGCGCGGAAAGCCCCATGCCGCTGGCGACATTGCGCAACATCGCGGCTTCAAATGCGGGGAAGTTTCCGGCCGGACGCGACGCCTCCACAGTCCCGATCTTCTCGCCTGGGAAAAGCGTGGGCATCCGCACACCGCCGAGCATAAGTCGGCGCTCCTCGTGGAAATCCGCGCGAAGGCTCTGATAGCCCTTCAAGTCTTCCACGTCGTCGCCGAGCGCCTGTTCCACAAAGGAGTTGTCAAAAGGGCTTTCTATGAAAGCAGCGAACATCGCGTTGACGATGGCTGCATCCAGTTCGGTGCCGTCATACTTCACGAGCATCTTCAAGCGCTGCAGGACGGGCGCCAAAATACCGGTGCCACCGCGGTGCTGGCCCGCGCGTTCGTGATCGAAATCGTGGATGATAACCGGACGGCCCCAATCGGTTTCGCGCGGAATCAGGTCCCATTCCACGCTCTTGCCGGCGCTGAACCAGTCGCCCTGGTGCGCGCGGCGAATGAAATAGCCGGTCGCGACGCCCCAGTCGTCCACCTTCACGCCACCGCGCATCGTCTGCTGGTCGAACTGCATCTGCGGATTCGACAGGCGATCCGGATCGATCAACTGAACGGTCGTCGCGTAGCGCGCACGGCCCATGCCGATGCGATCCGGAAGCCATGGCAGGTGCGCCACGGCGTCACCGTCCAACAGCTTGTGCCGGAACCCGACATAGTAGATTTGCGGCATGGTCATGGCCCGCTGCGCGTCGCACCAGCGGCCGGGGTCCATCGTCCATGTGCGATAGTAGCTCTCGGCAACGCTGCCGAATTCCTTCGCCCACTGCGCATCGAAGCCCTTGATTCCGGTGGATGCAGCAAGCGCGCGGTAATCCGGCTTCGACAACGGTCGGAAGTTCGCGCCGATAGCGCTGTCAAGGATCCGGGTGAGCCCGCCCGATGCCCAGCCATCGTTGCGCGCGACATCGCGCACGCGGCTGACAATCCGGTCGCGATAGATATTGCGTTCGCCATCCGGCGACCAAAGATACGGCTGCCACGTCGCCATATGCTCGCCGGTGATATCGGCAGCATCGTATGGACGATTTGGATTGTTCACGCCGCCGGCGAGCGCGCGCGTGGGGGGAACGCGCCGTTGCAGAACGTTTCCGCGATGATCGAGAATGCGAGGGCCAGCGGTCACGTGAATTGAAACCTCACAGGGCGGCGGGCGCGGCGAACAATGCCGAGTTCCTGCTGCAGTTGGCGGATGAGCGCCATCAGATTTGCGATGTTGGCGCGCGTGTAGGTGACGGACTTTGCGCCGTCACCCTGCGTGTAAGAGTAGGTTTCGCCCTTGGCGCCAGTCGAAAGATCAAGATAGGCCTGTTGGGCGTTAGCCAGCGCCGCCATCAACTGCGGGCGCGTCATACCGGCGAACACAGACGGCGGATTGCAAGGCTGCATCGGACTTCTCCCTACGCAAGCCTGCGCGTGATCGAACTTTTGGCATCGGGCGCCTGCTTGATGCTTGGGCCTGCCTGACCCTGCTCGCGCGCAGCAATGACAGGATCCATTTCAACATCGACGCCCGGCTTCGCAGCGGACGGCGTAATCGTAATTGTCGCTTCTTCCGCGCGTCTGTTCAGTTTCAGGCCAAAATGCAGAAGCCCGCAAAGAGCGGCGTAGGCATAGACACGGCAGTCCAACGCTTCGTTGGCTTTGCCGGACGGCAATTCCCAGACGCGAAACTTTTGCCCCGACACGATTTTCAGAACAGAGCGTTCGGCCAATATCTGGGCGTAGTAGTTGATGTCGCGATCATGCGGGAAGTGCATGTATCCGGCACCGGCCTGGTCGAGATAGAGCCGTTGACGCACCGAATCCTTCGCAGCATTCACGCCAATGATGATCGGCCGGAAGGCTTTCTTGGTTCGCGACGTCGGCCGCTTTGCCGGCCATACGGGATTGCGCTGCCCTGTTCTGGCGCTTTCGCCCTTGATGGCCCAAACGCGGCGGCCGAGACGGGCTTTGCAGAAATCGTAAACGGCCTGCGTGTGATGGCCGCCGGAATCGACACAGGCCGCCTCGATGACGAATTCGCGCCCATCAGCGCGCACAAATTTCTTTTTCAGGTAGAGGTCCAGCGCCGCCTGCGTCTTGGGGTCTTCGAACTCGCCATCGAAAATTTCGTAAGCGAGGGACCAACTCTCTTCGTTTTTGCCCCAGCCCGTGACTTCCAACTCGACGCGATAGTCCTGGACGTCCACACCGACCGTTACGACAGCAACACCATCGGGGACTTCTGCCGCCCATATCTCGCCGCGTGCGGCGAGCGTTTCGAGTTTCAGTTCCTTGCCCGCGTGCGGCCGATAAGTCAGACCGAGCTGTGTATTGAAAAACGTCTGCTTTTTTTCTTCGTCGTCCTTGGCGGCGATCCACTTGGCGGCAATCGACGCCGGCTGATCGCGCCGCCACGGGCTGAACAGCTTTGAGCACTGAAAGCCCGCGTGCTCGTTATCGACGCCCCACTTCGCACACGTGGGGCATTTGGCGCGGTAGACCGCGTAGCGCGTGCCTTCCCACCAGTCCCAGACAGCCGCGATGCCATCAATACCGGCTGCCGTCGCTTTGTCGTAATCCACGAGCGGGTCGTGGCGTTCGCCGCAGCATGTGAAAGCGCGCGTCTGATGCCAGCGCGTTGTTTGGAGGGCCCGCAGGCGGTCACCCTCTTCCCAACCAGCACCACATCCCTCGCAATAAATGCGGGCCGTCTTGGTCTTGTGGACGCCGCCGTCCTTATCCCAATGGACGTGCTTGAAGAACTCCAGAAAATTCCGATGCCCGCAATGCGGGCAGGTGGCGGACGCGCGGCGCTGATCCGACTCCGCATAGCAGGCAGCGATACGGCTTTCGTCATCAATCGTCGGCGAGCACGCGCGCAGCGAAAGCCAACTTACAAAAGTTGCCGTGCGCTCATCGCCTAGCGATATCGGGTCGCCTTCGCGCGTAACCGGGTACTTATCGACCTCGTCGTAGGCGACAACACGCACCGGGCGGCGCGCCAGGTTGTCGGGAGAGCCCGCGCCAACCAGCGCCAAATACCCGCCGGGATACGGTTTGAAGGTCAGCGATTCCTCGCCGGAGCGCATCTTCGTGGTCCCGACCAACTTGCGCAGTACCGGGGTCGATTTGATCAGCGGCGTGATGCGTTCCTTGGAGAAAGCCTCGGCGGCTTCTTCCTTCGGCTGCACCAGGAGAAACGGGCACGGATCGAGATGGGCGAAATAGCCCCACGTATTTTCGAGAAACGAGGTCTTCAGAAGCTGTGTGCACACCATCACGTCGATGATGTGAACGCCGGGCTCCGTCACCGCGAGCATTGGGCCTCGGCCAGCTTCGACCGTCGATGTGCGCCAGTTTCCCGACGTGCTGCCCGCCTCTCGCGCCAGTTTCCGATAGCGGTCTGCCCAATCGGGCACGCTGATGCGCGGCGGCGGCGTCCATCCCTTGCGGGCGGCGATACGAAGGCGTTCAGGCTGATCCGGAGAAGTCTGCGTCTGGCTCGCCGAGATCGGTGAGCTGCTGGTGAACATGCGGGGACAAAGCCTCCACGACCCGCTCCGCATCCACTCCAAGTTCGGCGGCGATCAGGGGCCCGACCTTCGTCGGAAAATTTAGCCACGCGTCACGCGCAGCGCGGAATGTTTCAAACAGAATAGTTTGGGCTTCTTCGAGGCTTACCAGTTCGCCTGCCTTCTGGCGGCCATCGAGCAGGTGCTTCAGAGCGAGCGCATTCTCCTTGACCTTTTCGGCTTCGCCTTGGGCGACAAAGTCGCCACGCAGGATCTGATCGATGAAGTCTTTGAGCGTTTCGACATCGAGCGGCGCCGGCTGGGAAAGCGGTTCACGTTCAACGGTCTGTCGGTTCTTGCTGTCGCGCGTGGTGCGGACACCTTTCGGCGTGTCCGCAGCTTTGTCCGCAGTGTCCGCGCTCGCATTTTTGCGGTTCGTTTTTCGCCAACCGCTGCCGACAAGTTTTTCGTCTAACGTGCCATCTGCAAGAGTTTTAAGATTGCCCTTGGCGATCGCGCGGCGCACCAACTTGTCGTCGCATCCGTCACGTCGCGCGAACTCTCTGATTTTAATCCCAGCCACTGCGGACACCTTTCGGCACGCATAGCTAGGAGAGCATCGGGCGCGCGCAATGCCCGTGTAACAATATTGCTAGGAAGGACCCATGGAACGGTGGGCCAATGGCGGCTCACTTGGCGGACGCCATGGCCCTCCGCAAGGCGACGGCGAACTCGACACGCCAGAATTGATTGATGATCCTGCGGCCTGTCTCGTACCACGGCAGATGCTGGTGGACAGGAAGTGCGTCGCCGAACCGGATGAGAAGCTTGAGGTGGCCTGTCGTATTGGCAAAGCGGTTTACCTTCGGCTTGCCGCTCTTCCCAACCGCGATGGGCGTGGGCCGCTGCCACACCCCGCTGATGCGCTCGCCCCTCTTTGTGACAATCGTTCCAATGAACACGCCGGGCTTGCCCTTGAGGCTTTGGAGTTTGCCCCGTGGGATGTTGCCGTACTGATTAAGCTGCACATCCTTGGGATTAAGCAGGGCGCGGCCACTGAGATGATGAACACCGCCATCGATGAAGGGCGCCAAATATTGTGCCGCGACATCGCGCAGATATATCGTTGCCTCAGGACTGGACTTACGCGCCGTTTGCACCGCTACGGACTTGACCGTGAACGGCGTAGCAGTCGTAAACTCATCTTCAATCGCGCGTTGTTCGCCAGCCTGTACGCGCCTCGCAATGGCATTGATGGCCTGCGCAGTCGCGAAAGGCACTTGCTTGCTCGCGAAGCGGTCGAGGTCACGCTGAATGCGGCTTATGTCGGCGCGTATGGAAATGCGAATGCCGCTCGCCATTCGCGCCGCCCTGCATGAAAATGCCCGGCCACTCTTTCGAGCTCCGGGCATAAAAATCAACCAGTAGCGGTTTTATGCCAACAGGCGCACCACGATGTCAATCGCTTGGTGAAAAATTATCGTCTTGGAACGGATGAAACGTTCTGATTCGCGATCCTTCGCGCGCGCTACCCGATAGGCCGTAGTGCGCAGAGAGTGCATCAAGGGCGACCCGCAGGGCAGGAAGAACAGCGTTGCGCGTAATCCGCAAAATGTCTGCCACCTCGCCAGCGGAACAATCGTTGATGGCGATCTGCTCCAGAAGATAGCGTGCCGATGTGCCGACCGCCGTCAGCGCCTTGGAAAGCCGCGCCTCAGCATCGATCTTGATCTGGGAAATCTCCACAGGCCCATAGGCGCAGCCGCCTACTTCCAGTTTGGCGCCGGGAATTGTCGCCAGCCCAGCCTGGGCGTGATCATCTTGCAACCGGGAGGCCGCCGCATGCTGGAGATCGGTAATGTTCTTGCGGAATTTGAGGCGGCAAATCGTGCAATGGCCCTCGTTGCGAATTCGCGCGCCGTGGACTTTTCGCTCGCCCTTGACCGGGACATAGATGGGTGAACGCCCTTCGTGACCTGCGCGGTCAGGCAGGGAAGTGTCACGGTCGCGCGCGAGAATGTCCTCCACGCGCCGTTGTTCAGCCGCTATCGAATCCTGCGCGGTTCTAAGGCGGTGATTGGCCTTTGTCATTGTGGATACGCCCCTTGTGGCTTTGTTTTTGTTTCATTCTGGCGAGCACCGCCCGCGTGGAATTCAGTTGTGCGTGTATGCGCCGCTCTTCACGCCTGCGGCGCGCGCGGTATTGTTTGTTGGCCAGCGCATGGCAGGCAGAGCAATATCGATAGGGAAGACGGTCGTTATCTTCGCCGCATCCGCCGCACATGCGTGAAACAGTTTGTTTTTGTTCTGTAATCTCGGACGTTGCATGTGAAACATTGTCTCGCGCTGGCTTTGTGCTCATGCCGCGGCCCTCGCCACTTCCACACGAACGTCATCGCCCAGCGCGCGGCGTAGCTGGGCCGCGAACTGGGTTTCGATCCAGTTGCGGGTGAAGTCCTTCGGGACAACCACACGCGCCGGCGGCCCAACCTCGATCCGCGCGCCGTGGAACCAATGCGCCAGCGCCTGCGCCTGAAACCCCGCCTTGGTCAGGCGCGCGAATATCTCTTCGCCCAGCGATTCCCGAACGTCCGCCTCGCCGCGCGCGCGAGCGTCTGTGCCTGCAGCGTCTTTTTCGGCAAGCCGCAAATATCCGTCGAAACATCGTTCGCGCAACCAGCGGCTTGGGTGCATGACGAGATGGGCTGGCTGCGGCGGGCGCAGTCTCGCGCGACGGTCGTTTTCGGATGCCAGCCAACGCCCGTGAGCCCCCACGGCGGCGACAAGTTCGGCGTCGCCAACGTAGTCGCGCGCTTCCGCAAGGCGCTTCCAAGCCTGCTCTGCCGCGCGGTGGGACATTCCCGGTGTGAAACCTGGCCAGCGCTCGAAGGTTTGCCAGATGGGTTTGAACCGATCATCGCCAGATGCCTCTCCCCCGCGCGCTTGCGCGCGGTGTTGGAGGTTCTTTGACGGTTCACTTGGAGGTTCTTCCTTATATGGAAGTGCACCTCCTGCACTACCCCGGTGCACCTCCTGCACTAGGTCGTGCGCCACGTGCACTACTGGTGCACCTCCTGCACCACCCCCCTGGTGCACCTCCTGCACCACCCCAGCGCCGGCCGGCTTGATCAACAGATGATAGATATTGGGCAGTTTGCCGCCGCAGGAGGTGCGACGCTCTATCCTCACAAGCCCCAACGCCTCCAGGCGTTCCAGATGTTCTCGCACCGCCCGTTTGGACAGTTCTGTGTGTGTGACCATCAACGCAATCGACGGCCAGCACACGCCTTCCTCGTTGGCATTGTCGGCAAGTTTCAGAAGAACAAGCTTTGTCACCGGCGAACCCGTAGCCTGCTCCATCGCCCAGCCGATAACCTTGCCGCTCACGTGCGCGCCCTCCCAGTTTCGGGAAGGGGCCGCAGACTATCCCAGCGCTTATGGGTCACTGCTGGAAGGTGAAGCGCACGCGCCAACGGCCATCCTGCAATCACACGTTGCCGCAACCGATGTACCGAGATCGTCGTTCCTGAGGCGCGTACTACCTCAGCAAACGTCATCTCCTGGCCGTTGTAGACGATGGTGCGCGTCATGCCGCGGCCTCACAGTCGACGGCGTCAAACAATGATGGGATCGACAATTCGCGCTCGGCCGCTTCTAGGTAATGAACGCCATCGCGAAAATAGTCTGCGCTCAATTCGGAAGCCTGCCCGCGCCGGCCACGCAAGATTGCGCGATAAGGCACGGTCATCAGGCCACCGAAAGGGTCGTAAACCAGATCGCCGCGATTGCTGTACCGATCGATGAGACGGTCCACGATGTCGAACTGGAGCGGGCATACATGCTTCTCCACGTTGCGCTGAACCTGATTGCCGTTGAGCGTACGCATGCGATTGACGTCATGCCACGTGTTAGGATCGTGCGCGCCTGGCGCCAGCGCCATGAACGTTCGCGGCAGCGCGCCTTCCCTTTGCGCTTCAATACGCTCGCCTGTCGCGACGTGTGCCTGATAGTCGTAAACTGCGCGCAAGGATTGTTCGGTAAAGGTCCGTAAAAGAAGGTTGGGCTTCAGCGCCGCCATCTCTTCCGGCGTTAGGAGGCGATTTCCACTGGACCGCCAGAATGCGTGTGCATCGACCTGCCAGCGCGCGAGCGAATATTCTGATTTGTCCTTTGTAACCGGCACATCCGCGTAGCCGCGCGACCGATCGCTCTGAGGCTTGCGCATCAGAAGGACATATTCGGGCGAACCAACGCCCATCTTCGTGCCGTCTTTGCACATCTCGGTATAGCCGAGCCGGTACGTCTGGTTGTTCTCTCGCACCACGTCGGTGTTGATATGGATCATGCCCATGTAGTCGAACCGGTGGCGCAGGAAGTGCATGATTGCTTCCGCGTGCAGAGGAGAGACCGTTGGCGCCCCGGCGCCGGTCACGTTGCCGAACAGGATGCGATCCTTGACGTGGATGCAGGCCAACCGCCCAGGCTCAAGAATGCGCAGCAACTCAGGCGTGAGAAAGTCCATCTGCGCCCAAAAGTGGGCGTTATTATCGGTGTGACCGAAGTCGTTGTAACTGGGCGTATACTCATAATGATTGCTGAATGGGATCGAAGTGACGATCAGCCCGACGCTCGAGGACGGATGCAGCCGGGCTTCTTCAACACAATCATTGTTCGCCACGACGTAATTGGCACCGCGCGCTTCAATGCGCTTGTGTCCTATCGAACGGGTCAGCTCTTCGCGCATGGGGCGATGGCTCAATCCGTAGCGGCGGATAATGTCCGCCATCTTGTCCATCATGGCGTCATGCGCGCGCCATTTCTCCAACAGATCATCGAGTACCTTCTGTTCGGCTTCCGAATAGATGATGTCGATTCTGCAGGGCAGCGGCTGGCCAAAGCGGCGGATGCGATGCACAGCCTGGATGAAATCGTGAAACTTGAACCCGATACCGGTAAAAATCGACCAGTGACAATGCCGCTGGAAGTTGCAGCCGGAGCCGCTCAGCTCAGGCTTAGTCGGCAAGTATTTTGCTTTGCCGTCGGAAAAATCGATGATCCTTTGTTCGCGCGTCTCCAGATCAAGCGATCCATAGACGCTCTTTGCGCCTGATACCGCTGCTTCGATGGCGTGGCGTTCCGCCTCTAGGTCATGCCACAAAATGCAGTGTTCATCCGGATCCTGCGCTATCAAGTCGGCCATGCAAGCAATGCGCGCTGGCATGCTGTCCCGCTTTTCGCGTGCGGCCTCCATAAGCCCAACGGCCGCGTCGCGCAGCAGGATGCCTTGGCCATTCGTTTCCATGCCGGCGGTCGAGTGATCGCTCGGAACGGCGTGATATCTGACCTCTAGTGGCGGCTGCTCATAGCCTTCATCGGAGAAGCCGAGATCACTCGGCTTCTGAATGAACAACGCCCACGAATGAACCCACATCCAGAATTCATCTTCCTTGTGCGGGTACAGGGTAAGATTGTTCGCCTTTTCGCTGTCGCGCTGGAAAAACCGTGTAAGAGCCTGCCCTGTGTCCATCACGCCAAGAAAGCCCGCGTAGTGGATCAATTCCTTGTAGCGATTTGGCGATGGTGTTGCTGTTGCCACAAAGCGATATGGAACCTTGTCGAACAATGGCAAGAATTCCTGATAGGTCTTGCTGCCATAGGATCGAAGAACCGCGGCCTCATCCAGGCTGGCGCCGGCGAACATCGCTGGATCAAGTTTTCCTTCGCGTACGGTTTCGTAATTCGTCAGATGCACATCGATGTCGGCCCCAATCTCTGCCGCACTACGAATGAATTTCAAGGACACGCCCATCGCGTCCGCGTCTCGGCGAAACTCCTGCCGAACGCCGAGCGGAAGCGTGATCAGCGTTGGTGCCGATGTCCGCCGCTTGATCTGGCGCATCATCTCCAATTGCATGCTGGTCTTATGCAATCCGAAATTCGCAAAGATGGCGCGCCGCCCGCCGCGCAATGCCCATTGGACCGCTACCTTTGCATGCGGTCGTAGCCATTCTGACAACTGATCGATCTCCACCTCAAAGCCGGTGAAGTCGGCAAACTTGATCTTTGCCTCCAGAAACGCGCGGTAGGAATCCGTCATCCGGAAACCTGCGCTTTCTCGACCGGCGGCGACGCTTCCCGGTCCAGTTCAACGCCAGCGCGAACGATTAATCCCAATATGGATTGCGGTGACCGTGCAGGCTCATCCTCGCCCATCGTCCGCGCCAGTGACGACATAGTGCTGCCATGTTGCAATACCATCGACGTCACGATGCAAGCATGGTGCAAAAGGTTCTGGAGGTCCGTACCTGTCTTGAATGGAAGACAGAAACACTCCTTCACCTTGTGTTCGGCATTGAAATTATACGTGACGACAAAGTCGATCTGATAACCGCTCGCCAATGTGTAAGCCATTGGCACCGTCACACCCTGACGTCGCGGTGGAAGTTTCTCGCGCATCATGCCGGCCGCGCTTTTGCGATGACCGGCTTGCGGACCCAACTGAAATCAGGCTTGCCCGTATGGCCGCGCACGAAAAAATACCAATTGTAATCTTCGCGTCCGCCGCCGACCGAAACCTTGTCGTCGGTATCTGTGTATCGCGCGCCCGATTCCGCGGCGAGAACAACGTGACCAGGGGGAATGGACGGTCGCGGGCTGCACGCCGCAACACGGCGCAGCGGCATCGTTTCCAGCGCCGCCGACACTTTCCCGCCGTTCGCCCAAGCCGCGCGAAGCAGCAGCGCCACCTTGGACGCGCCCAGCGCATTGAGTTGGCCAACCCGTTCGATTGCTCTGCCCTTGGGCATGTCGAGATAGGGCGGATTGCTTACGATGCAGAAGCGGTCGCGGAAGCGCGCGATGCGCGGCGCCAGCGCGCGCACAATGCCGCTGAAATCGTGATCAAAATCGACCAACTCGAAATCATGAGCGCAGCCGCGATTGATGATGTCCATGCCGAATGTCGCGTAACCGGCTGCCTTGGCGGAATCGAGTATCCGGCCGAGGCCGCAGAACGGATCGACAATCAGGCCGTCAAAGTCCAGCGACCGAAACAGCGCTTCGCTGCACCAGCGCTCTTCGACATACCAATCGTTCGGTTCGCGCGCCCACACATGGGATCGTTCGACCTTGCGGTTCATGGGAAGCGTTGGCTCGCTCATGCCGCGGCCTCTTCTTGGAAGAGGGGATGCGCCCACGGGTCTGGCTGCGCGGATTTCCTGCGTTTCGGTGCTGCATCGGCCATCAGCGCGCCGACACAGGCCTTCATCTTCGCCACGGAAACGGCGTTGCCGATCTGCTTGATCTGCTCGGTCTTGGTGCCAGCGAATTCGTAGGTGGTCTCTTCGCTGTTGAAGCCCATCGCCGCCGCCAGCTCGTGCGGCTCCAGCATGCGGAACAGGATGTCGTAGTGTTCGCCATCGCTGACCGGCATGACGATGCCTTGGGCGAGATCGGTGTGACCGGACGCAGCAATCGTGGGTGTCGGCGCATCGACACTATGGACGCGCGGTGCCTGGCCTTCGCGTTCGCCATGGTGGGCGGTGATGAACGCCAGTTCGCCGCGGTGCGCGCCGGTAACGGTCTGCAGCGGCTCTTCGTTCACATCACGTGCGCGGTGTTCGCCGGCGTGCGTCACCGGGAGGACGAGCGCGAATTCCCCACCCTTAGCGGTAGTCATCGTCGGGATGGGCTGTTCAACGCTTCGCGGCTTGTTGCCGCCTTGGCTATGCGTGACGGGCACAACCACCCCGAACCGGCCTTTGCTCGTAACGGTATCAAGCGGTTCGTTCGCGGTTTTGCACGTCTCGCCAGAGCCCGATCCGTAGTATGGCGAAATCAGCACCGGCGAATGCTGCGCGGTCTGCGTCGGGATCGGCTCGCCGGTTTCGCGCGGTGCGCCGCAGGACTGGCGCGAGAGTATGAAAGGTTCGACCACGGCGTAGGCGCTGCCGTCACCATGAATGGTGCCCAGCGGATCATCGACGCTCTTCGCACGTCGCGGATTGGGGTTCTTCTCGCCGGCGTCATTTCCGTGCGCGACCGTCGCGATGAACGGCTCGATGACATAGCCTGCGCCCCGGCAATCGCCTGTCGGCAACGGTTCTTCAACCGGATGCGCGCGCGTGCCGCCGTTGTCGCCGTGCCGGTTGAGGATGAACGGTTCTACCAGCATCGGTCGGGCGCAGCCGGGGTGCTGGGCCGTGCCTGCTCCGCCCGTGGTGATGGTGGGTAGTGGCTCCGCTTCTACGCCGCGCGGCTGGCCGCTGTTCTGCTGCGAAAGTACGAACGGTTCGGCAAGCCACACACCGCCCTTGGTGTCCAGCGTGGGAACGGGCTCAGTCGAAACCGCCTTCGCTTTATTGCCCTTCCGACCGTTTATGATCACCGGCTCGGCCAGTCCGATGTGCGTGCCGTTAGCCGCAATCGTAGGCAATGGTGCATGGGTCGAACGCCCATCCGCGTTCTTGCGAAGAGTGACCACCATCGGGGAAGCCGAGCGGCCGCCTTTCGCGAACTCCATAGGGGCCAACCGAAAGTGGCGCAGTCGGGCGGCGTAGTCGATCACAAGCGCGCGGCGGCGCGCGCGATGTTTGCCCTTCACATTGCGCTTCGCGAACGCACGGCGAAGATGGAATTTAAGCGAACGGTCAATCTCGCGGAGCAACAACCCGATAAAGGGTGTTGGCCAAGCGAACTTGATAGCACCAGCGAGGATGCGTGCCAGTGTTTTTGGTGCCAACGGAATCGCGCGCGTAAAGATCGATTGACCTTTGATTTCCCAGTCGATGATCTCGCGCGCCGGTTTCCACGGCTTCATCGCGGGCAATAGCGAAAGATTGCCGTCTACCTTGGCGTGCGTCGGCAACGGCCAGCGCACCGGCTTGCGGTCACTGCGCGCCATTAGGATGAAGCGCTGGCGCGTCGTGGCATCGCCATAATCGGCGGCGTTCAGCTTCTTCCATTCCGGTTCGAAGCCAAGGCGGCGGATGGTGTCGATCCAGGCGTTGAAGTATTCGCCCTTGCGCGCCGCGATGGGCTTGCCCGTTTTCGGATCGACCGGACCCCAGCCGCAGAACTCCCACACGTTCTCGATGATGAGCCGCTTCACGCGCAATTCGGTGAGCCAGGTGACGATGTGCCAGGGATCGCTGCGCTGCTGGTCGCTGGTGGGTTTGCCGCCGCGCGCCACCGAATGGTGCGTGCAGGTCGGCGACGCCATCAGCAGGTCGAGATAACCTTCCGGCACCAGAATGCCGGGCTGCACGGCTGAAATGTCCTGCACATAGTGGCGCGCGCCCGGATGGTTCTTAGTGTGGGTTTCAATCGCCACCGGCCAGTGGTTGACGCAGACCAGTTCCATCTTCAGGCCGAGCGCCGCCAGCGCACGTTCGCAGCCGGTGGAAGAACCACCGGCACCGCACAGCAGATCGGCCACGAGAATTTTCCGCGTCATGCCGCGCCTCCTTCACTTGGAAGCGGATAACCTGCGCCGGCGGCATCCGTCAGAGTGACCTGCGTCACCCTTGACAACTGCGCATCGTCGATGAGGTCGCCGTCGCGCTGTTTCGGACTCTCCGGCTTCGTTGCGCCGCATTTCGGACAGGCCGCGCGCTTGCACAGTTTTCCGAACGTGCCGACCTCTATCGGCAGATAGGCGACAATCCAGCAATGCGCGCATTTTTTGCAGCGAACCCAGAAGCCTTTGGTGCCGGTCATCGCGCACCTCGGCCAAGAGCGACAACATTTGTCGGTTTTTCAGCAGAGGAAATGGTCAGGTCGGTCTGGTGCTCGGTAGACAGCGGCCAGGGGAGACCGCGAATGGCGTCATCGCTTGTTCCACGAGACCAGAGCCGCGGCTTGCCAAGATCCGGATGCGGCTGAACGGCGGATATAACGCGCCCAATCAGGGCATCGCGATCCATACACCAGCCCACCTTCGGGCCGACCACGATCTGTCGTTTAACACCTTCGCAGAATTGCCTCATTAGCGCGGGGCTTGCTGTTTCGAATGATGTCGCAAGGCGATCCAAGGCATCCGCGGGAAGAATGTATGGCGCGAGATAGCGCGCCAGAATGTGCCGCCTCTCGGTTTGGCCGGGTAATTCAAGTTTAATCTGGATGTCAAACCTGCGCCAAACGGCGCTGTCTATGTTGGTTGCAAAATTCGTGGCCGCGATGATGAATCCATCATAGTTCTCCATCCGGCTAAGAAGCGTGTTGACCATCTGTGTGATGGCCTTGTGCTGGCCCCCCGACCGCTTGTCGGCTAAACTGTCGAATTCGTCGAAGAAAAGAATTACAGGCTTGGACTCGCTCTCCGCCGCGTCAAAGAGGTTGCCCATATTTTCAGCGGAGGAACCTACCCACTTATCGATGACGCGATCTGAACGGACACATACCATCGGAAGCCCGACGCGCGCCGCCAGATGATGCGCGAGTGTTGTCTTTCCAACGCCAGGCGGCCCATCAAATAGTGCTTTCGTTCGCGGCTTGCAGCCAACCGCTTCCAGTTCGCTCTTCGCACCAATTTCCGTAAGCCATTCGAGAGCTGATGTGCGAACGGCCTTCGATAGAATCGGCTCTTTTGCCTCGCTGGGCAAAAGAACCTGTCCGAAGTCGGCAAGTTTCGACGGCTGGGCTTCGAAGGCGTTGGTCATTCGTCACCAGGACCCATGCCGTCGCCGCCATTCTCTTTTCGCCATCCCAAATCCCAGCGCGAACGTCTGGCGTCACCGAAAGGAAACGGATTGTCGATGACAGCAACATTGTTTTTTGCAGCATTTCGCCCGAGTTCTTCGGCACCATCGGCATCTACCGCCGGAATATCTTTCTTCGGAGGTTGCGGAACAGTGGAGCGTTTGCCGGCCTGGCGCGTGTCCGGCTCAATATAATCTTCGGTTACCAGTTCGCCCTGACTATTGCGATAAAGCCGGACGGGCGTGCCGCCAATCTTGATAATGATTTCGCCATTCGCAGGAACGACCGCGCCGAGCGTCGCGATGACATCTTCACGCGCAGCGGCGTCCCTCACCATAGCGCCGATTTGCCGGAACAAGGGCGGTTCGTTGTCCATTCCCATGCTGTGCATGTAAAGATCGCGGATTGCTTCCGCCTCTTGCCTGTCATGAGGCTTCTGCTGTCGCGCTTTCACCACGTAACGAATTCCCGGCAGACTGAAGCCTTCGCCTTTAGCTTCCTGAAGGATAAGCTTGCGATCTTCCTGCAAAGCCTTGATTTGTTCGTTCACGTATTCGACGCGATCAACAAAACCCCTTAAGCGGTCGCCGCTCGGTGTGTTCTTTCCAACAACCCCTGTCATCCGTCTTCTCCCTTTGCAGCCCGTTCGACCGCCTGCCAATCCGGCTTTCTTGTCATCACGAAACAGCGTGCGAATTCGTTCTCGATTGCCGTTTGCATCGAGAGCGCGAAGTCGTGGCGCTCACTGCCCGTTGCGACCGTCGCGCGCGCATTTTCCAAGGCGCTCACCGCGCGCCCGTGGTGCGCGGAGAATGTCCGAAACTCCCGGACGGTTTCGCTGTCAGACGCATGTGCCGCCCCCATTGTCTGCGCCTAAGCCGAAGCCTGAACGCGGAATTCCTCGCGTATGCGATTAACGATCAGTGTTTGGATGACAGCGCAGTCGCCGCGATAGCTGGCGAGAGCGTTGTTGTAGCGCGCGATGAAGTGCTCGCACGCGGTGCCCATCAGCGTGACGGCCGTCGCACCATCGTGAAGGCGCACGGTATTGGCGTGCGCATCATGTTCTACTGTGGCCCGCCGCGGCGCGTTCATGAGAACAGCCCCACGATCACGTCGCTGACTTCCAGCACGAATGCCAAAACCCAGGTGAACAATATGAATGCGATAAGCCCAGCGAAGATGAGACCGATCGGTCCAAGACCGCAGAGAAACGAGAACACGTTGTGGGCGCCGAAGAATTCGATGCGAACGGGCTCGCGCGTAACCTTAACGGGCGTCATGGAATTTCTCCTGTTGCGCGGAAGGAATCGCTGCGCTCAAGTCGGCGCTCGTGTTTGCTTGACGACGCAGCAGCGGCGTCTTCCGCCGGTGCCGTTACAGCGCGGCGCGCGGCGCGATCTTCAGCGATGGACCGCGCCAACGAGGCGTTCACGTCCGCCTTAAGCCGCGACAACTCGCGCCGTGTGAGCCGATTTTTCATGCCGCACCCCTGAACAAGTCCGCCACGGCGGGACGTTCTTCTTGGGCCATGTCGGCCGCTGGCGCCGGTGGTGCGCCAGGCTGTCCGCGGTCGCGCGCGTCCAGAAACTTCTGCGCCGCGCGCACAAGTTCCAGCGCTTCCCGGTTTGCTGCGGGATTGCCTTCCGCGTGCAACGCGGACACCCAGCGGACCTTCGCCTCAAATTGTGGAATGACCGCGATCGCGCGCAGAAAATGCAGCCCGGACGGTGCGGTCTTGGCCTGAACGTAGTTTTCGAGCGTCCGGTCAGAAACGCCCAGTTTGTCGGCCATTTCCTTCTGGCCAATACCCTCTTCGCGCATGTGCTGGTTGAAGGCGTCCGCCGACATTTCGTTCCAGTCGGCCGTCGTCATTTCAAACGCGGGAATCGTTCGCGGTTCCCCGCGAAAGATGTTGCGGACGTTTCCGCGAAAGATTCGCGTATCGTCCACGCTAATCTTTCGGTGGCTTTCCACGCGAAGACTTCGGTGGATTTTTCCGCAGGCATTTCCATTCCGGATCGCGGATGATCCGCCTGCCTGCACGTCCTGTGCAGCGCGCCCCAAACTGGCGCCCGGCTCTCTTCCTTGGCCGGGCGCACTTTTCCCGGAGAACGACGTGTCACGCATCAGCGGTCCTCCCACAGTGTGGGCATTGCCTGGGCTGTTCGATAAGTTCGATGGCGCGCCGGCGATTGTGGAGCGGGCGGCGGATCGCACCGCGCTCTTCCAATCCGTTCAGAAGACGCGCAACGCCGGAAATAGATTTCAGGCCCGACGCGCGAGCGATCTCGCGGAAGCTGGGCCCGAATCCTCGCAACGCAATGCGCCCGCGAATGAACTCGTAAGCGCGAGACTGCTGCGGCGTCAGCGAAATGCTCACCAGCCACCGCCTTTCGCCTTGCCGGGAACGGCGTTGACCGCCGCTCCCGACTCGGCATCGCCTGCCGTGTCCAAGCCAACAGACGAAGGAGAATTCGATGGGTTCACCGTGCACCCCCAACTGCAAAGGCGGGAGTGCGACCCCGGTTTCCGGTCTGCCGGGGCCATACGTCTGGCCGCAGTCGTGTTCTCGGAAACTTGCCCTGCGTGGCTAGTTCTATTGGCCAACACCATTCGGCGGGCACTTGTTGACCACGGCGGATCACGTTCCAAATGCGCTGCTGGGAAATGGTCTTTCCCAGCGCATCGCTCAACATCCGGGCGGTCTTTGTTTGACCGCCGATATGCTCAACCGCTCTCTCAAATGATGTCGCTGTGGCCGATTCCATAGCCGGACAATACAACGATTGTTGTTTCGGTCAACAACAATTCTTGTCCAGAAGGACCAACAACATATGTTGTAACCTAACGGGCATGACCACGCTCGGCCACAGACTAGCTCTGATAATGAAGGAAAAAGGTTTTACCCAAAAAGGGTTAGCCTCGATTTCGAGCACGAAGAGTGTCAGCGTTTCGCAGCAAGTAATTCAACATCTGCTATCGGGACGGAACACGACCAGTAAGCATTTGCCCGCCATCGCTGATGCGCTAGGGGCTCGGCTCGAATGGCTCGCGACCGGAAAAGGCTCGCGTGAAATTGAGCAGCGATTTGAACCCTTGCTTGTCGGGAAAGTTGGCGCAGGCGCGCAAATCGTACGGTTCGACACCGGAACGGTACTGGGAGGCGTCGATATTGGTGTCTGGGAAAAGTACCCAAACGTCGCGGAAATCGAGGGTTTCTCACAACATCCGTTGCAGCCAGGCTGGCGCGTTTTCTATGCACAAGAGCATCAGGGAATTCCCGAAGGATGCGTAGGAAAATTATGCGTTGTTCAGGTAAAAAATGGGCCAACTCTCTTAAAAACGCTGCGCCGCGGGGCCAAGAAAAACCTTTGGAACCTCGACAGTTGGAACGAACCGACGCGCGAGAACCAGCCCGTCGAGTGGGCGGCGCCCGTAGGATTCATTCAGCCACGCTAAGGTGATTCGGCTATGAAGTTTCGTGGCGCAATCTTTAGCTTGTGTCTTTTGGCGCACGGAGCGTTAGCAGCTGAAGATTGCCAGATGGCGCGACCACAACCGATAGTCTGCCAATATCCCGAATCGGCAATGGCTGTCGATGCGCTTTACGGCGACGAGTCGAGCAAGCTCGCGACGGACTATATGACAGCGATCCTGCAACAGCAGTCCTGCTTCGTCATGAAATACCCCTTCCAACGAGGAATGGTGTTACGTGTGCGCGAGCGCGGAAAACTGCCTACATCGGATGGCTGGGTGGGCGTATCAATGATCGAATATTGGCGCGCTAACGGTTCCCACATGATCGCGTGGACTGCGGATCGGAATATGAAGGGAAAATGCCCGCTCCGGTCTTGCGTGGGGACCGAAACAAACGATTGCTCTCGCCCGCCCCCATAGCCATTGCATTTCCAAGCAAAAACAGGACTTTGCCGAAATACAATAATTGTTGTTGACTGAAACAACGTTTGTTGTATTTTGTTCCTTACCTGCTTCGGCGGGAAGAGGGAGACAGCAATGGCAAACCCAAAATTCGCAGATGTACGCCCAGGCGACGTTCTGGTTGCCGATGATGGCTTTACCTGCATTCGCGACGGCGCGCGCTGCACAATTCATTTTGACAAGCAGATCGCCGAGAACTCTGCGTGTGACCACGCTGGCTTCTTCGTCGATTGCGCCGACGGACAACATTTTCTCGACGGCCAGGAAGCCGAAGACGGCACGCTGATCGGTTTTGTTCTTCTGGAAAAGGCACCGGCATGACCGGCGCACACGATCATTGGCCGAAGGCCAGGTGGTGTCGTACCGCTCCAGCGAACAGTGACGGTGATATCGGCATTTCATTTGAGACCGCCGATGGCGCGCTGCATCGCTTCCGGTTTTCGGCCGACGAAAGTATCCAAATTCGGGAATCCATCACCATCGCGCGTGCGGGCAAGAACACGTTCCGCACTGGCATGCAGGAGTTTTGCTGATGCGCCGCGGCGTGCGTCCGGATCAGGCCGGCAGATTTCACACCATGATGAGTGCGGAAGCGCTGCGTAAACATCGCAGAGCGCAGAACCGTCAAGACCGGCGCGACTTTCTGGATGCACAGCGCCAGGTCGTCGCTGACAAATCCGATAGCGACGTTATCGATCTCATGGTGAAGGTCATCATGGAGCGCGCCATCGCGTGCGGCAACGTCATGATGGAAGACTTCCAGCGAGAGTTCGTCGCGCCAGAACGCGCGAAGAACCTTTTCCCCGCAGCACTGGAATTAGCCAAACAGCGGGCGCCGGAAATCTCCGGCGTCGTGGTGACAGCATGACCACTGAACGCGTCATCGCAGTCTCTTTCTCCATTTGCATCGGCCTTTGGGTTGTCATCGTGGCAATCGGTTTGGCCGTGAACGACGTTCTCCAATGATCATCGAAAGGATGGGCCATGTCTCCTGAACAGATTTCTATCGAAGTCAACGGCAAGCGAACAACTCTTGCAAAGCTAATCGAGAACCCATCCGCCGCAACGGACGTGCGGGTCTATAACTGCCCCGGCATTTCGGCGCTGCCAGAGCTTCCCGCCGCAACGGACGTGCGGGTCGATAACTGCCCCGGCATTTCGGCGCTGCCAGAGCTTCCCGCCGCAACGTACGTGCTGGTCTATAACTGCCCCGGCATTTCGGCGCTGCCAGAGCTTCCCGCCGCAACGTACGTGCTGGTCGATAACTGCCCCGGCATTTCGGCGCTGCCAGAGCTTCCCGCCGCAACGTACGTGCGGGTCTATAACTGCCCCGGCATTTCGGCGCTGCCAGAGCTTCCCGCCGCAACGGACGTGCGGGTCGAT